GGCATAGAAGTTAAGTTTGATGAAAGATCAAAAGAAACAGGAAACATTATAATAGAAACAGAATCAAATGAGAAGCCTTCAGGCATAAGTACAACAAAAGCTAAATACTGGGTTATATATGATGGAAGGCACTATAACTGGTTTTTAACTAAGAACTTACAAAAATGTGTTAAAGATAATTTATTAAAAGAATATAAGTTTGTTTGTAAAGGAGATATAAAAACTAAAAAAGCATATTTAATTAAAAATAATTTATTATTTAAATACAAAGATAAAATACATTCATAATGAGATTAGGAGATTTAATAGAAAAAATTACTACTTACACAGGCATTAAA